TTTAAACCACTGTGGAATATGTGTTTCATCTGTAGGATACCCGACACTGTTATAGCCCAACGGATTATCTTTGAGTTTACACACGATGGTCTTCATACCATCGACTATGGCCATTGAATAGTTGTCATTCATCATGCGTTTTAGATTATTCCAATTCATTGCAGCTCTAACGTGTCCTGGCATGTTGGCTTTGCCTAGGCGTTCTTCTTCTTTGGTATACTTGGTCAAGTTGTTTACACGCTTAGGTGTGCCTTTTTCCCAAGCCGGACGCTCTGTGAATACTAGTTTAAACTCACGTACTTTATCGATAATAGCCTCACGTTGTGTGCCTGTTAGGACATCTAACAAGATGTCACTTAAAAAGTCTTGGATAACTTTAGGAGTATCTGAACGTTTTAAGTCTAAGCCCATGGCTTTTACTTTGCCTGGCTTACCATGTGTGTCTAATCTGTTACCTTCCATATCGTAAATCAATACAGCATAACGTTTCTTCTTGATAAACAGGCCTTTGAGTGCTACAAGCTCACGTCCGCCTTTGATCAGTTCACCCTGGCGTCGTGGTGTGTGAAAAGCACGCTCGCAAAAAGCTGGAAAACTTTCATTTACTTGATCTGCGATACTGTCATATAAACCTACTGCTATATCTTTGTTCCATTCCATTTTGCCAGCTTCAACGTCAGCTTTGACCATTGGATAAGCTGAGAAGTAACAGGAGTCTGTATCACCATAGATAATCGCTTCACCTACGTGATCATACTTGCCCGTGATACATTCATTTATATAGGCATCCATATGTTTAGCAATAGTACGTCCTGTAAGAGTAGTGGATTGTCCAATACGCTTATCAAAGAACCTACAACCAGGGTTAAGAATAGCACCATACAAGCTGTTAAGATTAATCTTTTTAACAAGTTGTCGTTTGTCCCAGAATGCGATATCTTCATCTGTAGTTGATTCCTTTTTCTTGGCCTGCATGTCTTTACGTTCAGCATACCAACGCTCTAGTAATCCTGGGATAACTCCTTTGCGTTCATTACTAAAGATAGTGCCGTTAGCTGAAAGTATCCATGGCTTATTGCTGTCAAATATTAACCGCCAAACATCTGCGGCACTTAAGACATCACTGGCGCCGTTAGCCCAATCAATGGTAATCTCAGTGCCAATCTCACCATTCATGACTGCGGTATATTCTAACGATCCAAACAAACCTTCCCATGCGTCAGCGAATGACGAACCTCCTGTTTGTTTTTCTTTGATATAGTGTTCAGTCATCACAGGACGCAGTTGTCCCACGATAGTTTCCGGACCCATGTTAAGTGCGCGAATGGCTGAGGGATATAGTGAGTTAATGTCAATAGCACCGATGTAGTCGTGCATACCTGCTTTAGGAGTAGCTACATACGCACCCGCCGCCTGTGTGTCAAATTGTTCATCACGGTTACGATTCGGAACAACCATACCCAATTGATGTGCTTCGTTGATGATAGCCTGTTCAGTAACTGCCACAGCACCCATAGTAGTCTGTAGCAATACCGTATTGTCATGCGCCAACTCATTGGCTAGATCTAAGAAGCGTAATTTAGCATCTAGTTTATGTAATAGTGCTGTATCTTGTCTGTTATATTCGATAAACTTAGGAAAGTCTTTGTTGTATAATTGATCTAGGGTACCTTCATACTGCGTTTTACTTTCACCTAGTTCATATTCAGCAATAGCATCTAGACTATAACTGTGACGCTCTTCGTATGTATATTTGCGATACAGTTGCATATAGTCCATATGCACACGACCAATAAGATCAAATGTTAAGTTAGCCGCACCAAAGCGTTCAAACTCACGCTGTTTAGGGAACTGACCCCACAAACAGAATCTGCGTGTGTCGTCTTTGCTTAAGACACGATTGGTTCTTTGCACCATATATGGAATATCGAAGCCTTCTGAATTCCAACCTGATAATATGTCCGCATCATCGATCAAGTCTAAGAACGTTTTCAACAAGTCTTCTTCACGTTCCATCAAGAAACAGTTGTCATACTGCTTGGCTATCTCTTCTGCTGTTTCCCAACTCATGCTCTTAGGGGGAATCACCATGGTAACTAATTTATCTAGCCAGTCTAGATATACTGATACCGCGGTGATTGGATTAAACGGATCTTCTGGACGACTGAATCCTCTGACAGGATCAAAGTCTACCTCAATGTCAAAGAATGCTGTTTGAAGTTTGGGAGATTTCTGACCTAGATAGTTTTCTTCAAGACAGCGGAACACGGGGTTGATATCACTTTCCCATATCTTCTTACCTGAATTGATCTTAAGTTCTTTGTGGAACTCTTTACCTATGCGTGTTGAGAATCTTGATACTGGGGTATCATAGATAGTGCGGAACTTACCGCGGGGATCATCATAATAAAAAGTATAATTAGCTGGAAACTCTTTATACTCTCTTTGTCCATTTACACGCTCAACGATGTAAATGCGATCTTTTGTTCTATCGAACAATGCGTCTACGTAACTCATCTTTTTCCTTTTTGTGCGACTTATAGCTCACACACACTCTACATGCCCACAGTGGGCGTTTTATTAATTATAACACTAATACTCGATAAAATCCTACGCTGTCGATAATAAAAAGCGTCATAGTAGTCATCAATAAACCAAAACTTCCGCGACTAATACTGGTATACATGCTAATACTTAATGCTACAAATATGATCGGATAAACGATTAACCAATTAGTATAAGGTACTGTTAGGCTAACTGATAATGCGATTACTATGTTTAATAACCAATTAACTACTTCTAGACACAGTCTGATAGGATGACTGTGCCAATCACGCCTTATAAAATTAAATGTTTGGTGCCAATCTATTTTCAAACAGTGCGACCAACTGTTTCTAAGATATCTGTTAGTGTTTCGTGATCAGCGTTGGTTTCAGTTAATTTTGATTTTTGAGCGATCTTGATAGCTTTCTTTAAGATAGCTGGTTTAATTTCTAATTCTTCTGCTACTGCTTTTACAGTATCATTTAGGCCTGCTGATAAATCTTCTACTTCTTGTAATACAGCGATACCTTCGTTGATTAACTGTGTTAATTTGGCTTTTTGTTCGCCTGAAAACATTTTTGACATGTCAATTTTCCTTGATTTAAAATTATATTATACTTGAAGTATTTAACCGTGTCTAGCAGTTTGGTTAATTTATTCTGCACTTGCGTAGGATACGGGTGGCTGTTTGGAATTCTACTGCTAGATCATCAAACAGATCTTCTGGTGGTCTGACCAAATAAGCACGAGTAATGTAGGCCATTTGACCCATATCACTGTAATAGTTAGTGCTAGGCCAACGACTACGACCCCATTCCATGCTGTTGATCAATAGGCATTCATCACCGACTTCTTTAAGAATTGCCTTGCGCTGTGCTGTAGGCTTGTGTGTGCTTTCTAATAGTTTAATGCAGATTGGTTCGGTATTGACTTGAGGTTTATCTAAGAAATGTGCCCACATGTGTACTAGATATGCTTCTACTTCGTGTGCCAAATTAATAGTAAGTTCGCATTCTGCTCTGCGAACTATGTCATAGGATTCTTTAACGTAGAAGTCCCAGTTAGTCACGATCTACCACTTGCGGCATGACCAATAACGGGCTTTGGTCCTTGGTCCTGGATTTGCACAGTTATGACGAGCACGGAATGATTTTCTGCGTGCTGGATTTGATTTCTTGATACGCATGTTAGGGTCGCCAAAGTTTACTTTTTTGACATTACCTGTGCTAGGATCTTTAACATAAACCTTAAATTTCTTAACGTCGCCACGCATAGGCTTACCAAGAGGTACTTTGCGACCACGATATTCTGCTTCATCCAATTGTTCATCTTCGTTATACCACATCTCACCATAGGCTTCATAAAACTCATCGCCTTCGTAGGTTTCTTCTAATATCTTTGATTCTGTTAAGATTTCAGTAATTTTCATTATGTTACAGGTCCTCCTTCGACCCAAGCATCACATGTGCGTTTGGCCGCGCACTTAAATTTAAGGAATTTACAATAACCTAGTTGACCAGCATCTATAGTATCCATGGGATTTGATCCTGGTTCTGAACCAATACCTTTAGCTATGCAGTCTAACATGTCTTCAGATATGTCGAATGCCGCGCAGTTACCACAACGGTTTTCTTTAACTGAATCTATGTCATCAGTGTTCCATTTGTCTGCTAGTTCTTGCCAATATTCTTCGTTAGGTTCATTTGGATTCAGTGGACCGTAGTGATATTCATCTATGGCTTTCTGGCGATTTTTTAGATTGAGACTGATATCCTGCGTAGCTGGCGGGCAACCTTGCTCTAGTGCTTCAATGATGGTTATCAGATCTCTCATTTTTTACGTCCTCTACGCATATTTATCTGCCAGCGAGCTAGCTGTCCTTTGCGTCCTGGTGCTTTGGCCGCTTTTTGTAATTGTGCCATAGTAGCACCCTTAGGTATACCATGGCGTTGGCTATCACCTGGACGACCCGGCCCCTTGCCATCTGCGAAATTTTCAGCAACATACCGTTCTAAGTGTTCAACAACATCACTAGCACGTATGGCCTTTTGATAGTCGTCTTGCGTGTCGATATCATGTAGAGTAAATCCTAGGCGTTTGAGCAAAGGCGCCATACGATGTTCTTCTTCTTCGCTGCCAAACGCAAATACTGTATGTGGGACACCTTTATTAAAAACACGAGGATCAGCTTTGTCTAAACTGGGTACTGCCATGCCTAGCTTGTACCAATCATATACATCACTTACGTTAACTAGTGTAGTACCTTTGGGAAATGGTATAGGTTTAGTTGGGTCAGATTCTTCTTGTTCTTCTTCTCCAGGACCTTCTACTGATTCAAATACTATAGGTTTGGATTGTAAATACTGTGGAAACTTACCGTTGAACTCACGCATGATCACACCAGCTTCTGCATTGGCTTCGTCTTCTATGGGCGATCCTGTGCGCCAACTGTCTGCATCTAATCGTCCGTGCTCACCTTGCGCATAGTGTGTTAGTTCATGTGCTAGGGTACGTAGTATGTCATTAGGATGACGATTTTCGATATCCACGTGTACTATGCGATCTTCATTGCTGAATTTACCAAATGATGGCACGTGTTCAGTATCAACGTTGCGTAATAGTTTAATCTTGGGTAGATGATCTAATTTGAGGTGTTTGACAGCGATAGGTAAGAAATCACGTAGAGCTTGGATAAACACTGGCTCATTGCCTTCAACGCTTTCATTGTGCTTTTTACGGCCTGCGCAGTGTGCCTTTTGGCTGAAACCTTTGGGGTTAGAACAGTTAATACTCTTTTTGTATTTGTCTGACCACTTCTCAAATAAGTCTATTGTTAGCATTATGTATTTATATACCCACTACGTTGATCTTTAGCCAATCTTCTGGGATAGTATCAAAATCTCTTGGGAAGAATGTGCGGGCTTTGCTGATCGCTTGTTCTTTATTAGTTGCCCATACTTTACGGACAGGTATTTCACGGCCAGTTCTCTGGCGATATAGCACTGCTGGATAGATAAATCTGTCTGCTCCTGGAGTATCCGCATCTGGATTAAATGCCTGTTGAGCTATGGTAAATTCATACTTCATAGCACCCTCCTCAGGCACAGCATCTACCATGTCAGCTGGGCGTTCTGGATTTACGATAGCCCAACGTTCTACAGCATCAGTACGACTGTCTGCGGCTACCACAGTGAATAGATCAGGATTATTTACATCATAGATACGCCAGTTATGTCCTACCGCACCTGTGGTTGCTTGTGATTGATCATTTATCCTCATCACGTGTATACTACCACTTTCTAATCCATATTCTTGTTCCATACGGCGTGCTGTGCTGTGTGCTTCTTCTCTGCTGACATTAGTCATTCTAGTATCTATACTACGATTACTGTTTACCAATTGATAATTACCTCTAGCATTACCATCTACTGTGACACCACCTGTGGCTATTCCACCACCTTGTATGCGATTGTCAAGATCACTATAGTAACTGTCATCAGGTTTTTCATCTGCCATTGGAGTCGCTACCAAATAGATGGGATCCATGTTCCAGGATCTAGCCACTTCTTTGACAGCATCATAAGCAGTATCAGCAAACACCGCCATACCACCACCACTAGTGTCACCACGACGGCGTACCATCCAATAAGGACGACTACCACCGCCTGGAGCCTTTTTCTTAGCCTTGCGTGCTTCACGTTCTGCTTGTATGGTCTGTATGATATAGTTTCTCGTTTCTTTGTCAGCAGTCTGGAAACGTGCCACATAGTCTTTGAACTTGACTAGATCATCTTTCTCACCAGAGTCAGTCAAGACTTTGTATAGGCGTTTTTGATATTCTTTCTTATACATTTCTGGATCTGTAGCGATACGTAGGGCCAGGGCCATACGCAAGGCTGTATTGGCTAGTTCTTGTGGATCTTTGTCTAGATAATCACCACCTGGACCACGGAATTCAATGTAGCCTTCTTTGGTGTTGATACTTGTATATTTGCTGGTATAGCCTGTGTGTATGATCTTACTAGCGGCCAATGTTAGGCCTTCTTTCATCTTGTTCATCACAGCTTTAAGCTCATCACCTTTCATCTGTTGGATTTTACCGCTAATCTTCTTATATGCACCATCACAGTAATGATTGCTCAGGCGATCAAATTGTTCTAGCACATAACGATCACCTAAGAAGATCGCTAGTTTAACATAGTCAAGTTTGTCTGTGTTGAAGTCTGGTACTGAGATATTGATGTGTAGGCCAGTTGATTCATTTGTATACCCATACTCACGTATGAATTCTAAGACCTGTTGCATCTGTTTAAGTGCTTCGGGTATTTCCAATGCTGGACTGACGAACTCTAAGCCACCTTCGTCACTGCCATCTGCTGAGATGCTGCTGTCAGGTTCAATGATCCATTGTCCTTTTTCCTGGGCACGGGCACGGCTGGTACCGTGATAGCTGTCACTAGCATAAGCATCAATGCCTGTATCATGTTTCAATTGATCTGATACATATTCTACGTTTAAGTATTCTTCATCGCTGTAGGTGGTATAGGGCCAATACAAATAGTGTTCGTATTTGTTTTGCACATCACTCATGTAGTTCATGTCCATGACATCGCAGTATTTCTCAAAGCTACCACCATCACCGTCCTGCCATTCATCACGCATTTTTTCTAGTGCGGATATTTCAGCTTCTGCGTAGACATCGCTAACTTTGCCTTCTTCTGCTCGAGCAAACTCTAGTTTTTGTTGGCGATCATCATAGTCTTTGTCTTCTAAGTATTCACGGATCAGTTCTTTTAAATCAGTCTGTGCTTCTTCAGTTTTTAAATAATCGTCAAACTCAGCATCCTGCCATTCCATGAAATCATCATATAAGTCATTACGTAATTTATCGATAGTGTTATCACCATTGGGATCATCACCACCACGGAAGAACTCTAAGATATTTTCTATATCATAGACACGTTCATCATATCCATAGTCATTTTCACTTTCTTCAGGATATTCACGCACATTATGGATCACTGCTTCTAGTTCAAATCCCATCTTCATGCCCGTGACTAAAGGACTATTTAGGAACTCTTGAAACGCTTTAGGTGACATTTCCGCTTCATCTAAGATAGCTTCTACGAGATTGATTTTGAACTGATCGTAACGCATATTGTGTATTTATTTTAGGCCTATCTTGAGGAATCTGTTGTAGCTGTCGTCATAGCCCTTGAGCTGGATTTGATCTAGCACATAGGTCTCTTCCAATGGATATTCTGCGTGGAAACTGCTGAGATCCTGTGTGACGTTAGTGGGATTATCAGGTTGATTATCACGCCCTTCTAGTGCTACTACTGTGCCAGCAGGGATATGTTCAAACCACCCTTCATTAGCTACATCATTACAGCTGGTATTAATCACTAATATACGACGACCTTTGTAGTCTGTGGTATTGCAGTCCTGTGTCACGGGTATGATGCGATCATTGATACCTAATTTTTTAACCATCTGTTGGACCCATTCAGTATTTTTTGGAGCAATATCTACCAAGTATGCGGTATTAAATTTTATGTGTTTATCTAGTAAGTAAGGACCCATGCTACCATACCAACTGCCTAACACATATACAGTGTCAAAATCATCCATGCCTAGACGCTTTAATTCCGTCAGCAACCATAGCTTGCCAAGGTTGAGATCCTTGGTACGGCTACCTGCGGGGGTATCTGGACTGTCTTCAAATAGTTCTAATGTTAGCATAATTTTTCTTTGCTCACTCTAGGTATCCCTCCAAGGCAGCAGCCGCCTCATAACACCAAACGGTCCTGGGTTATGTCGATGTTGGTTTTTTAGGGTTATAATACTTGGCCACCCACTTGTCGCCATCTTTCTGCATGACTATGTGTTTGTGTATCCATTCTTCTAATCCACCGTCACCATCACGGCTGCGTAGGAATGCCTGGCGAACATTGTAGGCCGGTATTAATTCCAGTTCACCTAGGGTGATTAGTTCACCTTCTTCTTCATAGCCCTCTTCTGCACCACGACGTGCCATTGTAGGACTTACTTCTACAGCTTCTTTGGCTGCGAGAT